GGTATGCACGTGAATGGGGCACTAATTGCCGATGACGTATTGAGAGACCCTGAAAACCCATTGAATATAGGACAGATAACTAAAGTAGAAGACCACTTTATGACAGAATCAATGTTCATTCCCTTAAAAGACGCTCCTGTAATTGTTGTGGGTACACCTATGATGCCAAACGATATACTTGCTAAGTTACAAAGTGATGAACGATTTAAAGCTAGAGTACTACCTGCATTAGACCCAGTGCCGGGGAGAAGAGTGTTGGCTCCAGAAATAATGAGTGAGAAATACTTGTTAGCTCAACAGAAGGCAAGACCTAAATCTTTTTCTTCAGAGTTTATGTTGATTCCTCATTTTGCTACTGAGTCTTATTTTAATGCTGAAGATATTGAAAAGTGTGAAGATGAGTCACTAAGGACATATCCTTCTACTAAAAAGTTTACTGGTTGGGAAACAGGGGACCAGATTTTTGGTGGATTTGATGTGGGTAAGAAAAAACACCCATCTCATTTAGTTCTGTTTAGAAAACGAGGTGAGGAGTTACAGCAAATACATTCGTCCTTTTTAGACGGGTGGAGTTACTCCGACCAAATAGAATTTTTAAATGAAGTTGCTGATAACTTTGATTTAGATGGCGGCTATATTGATAACACTCGAGGGGAGCTAGAAGACCGTGGGTTAGACGCTCGCTGGAGACCCATGAATTTCACAAGAAAAAGTAAAAATACTATGGCTGGAGTCTTTGAAAAATTTGTTCATTCTGGTATATTAAAACTAATAAAGGATGAGCGACAGAAGCAACACATCCTGTCTGTAAGTAATGATTTAAAAGCACCTGATACACCAATGGGACATGGGGATGCTTTTTTCTCAATTGCAATGGCTTTACAGGCAGCTCATGATACAGCTTATAAATTTGTAGACTTGGGCAGTGCAACGGATTGGTTCAATGCAATCAGTCCCGGGGAGACTCCGGAGAGTCGTAAACAGATGGATAATGAGAGAAGAGGACTTAGTGAGGAACAACAAAAAAAGTTGTCTTCTTTAAATCCTTTACAGATGGAACCAGTCAACCCATCAGAAATAGCATCTTCAGCACCGAACCCTCAGTGTAAAGAGATGGTATGTAGTGCTTCTTTTTGGGTTCCAGAAAGAGGACTATGCCTTTATTGTGGGCATAGAAAGTAAGAAATAAAAAAATAAAATTATAGGGAGGACCTTAGTTCCATGACAACAAATACAACACCATCAGAAGCATTAGAAGAAATAAATTTATCAGACCAAGCCAAAGTCATATTGGAACATAGGTATTTATTAAAAAACACTAAGTCAGAAATAGTTGAGTCCCCTATCGACTTATTCAGACGTGTTGCTAAAGCAGTAGCGTCAATCGACTCAGATTATTTGCATCTACCAGTGGAGGCTGATTTAACAGAAAAAGATTTTTTTGCTATTATGAAGAATTTAGAGTTTGTCCCGAACTCTCCAACACTAATGAATGCGGGAACAGAACAAGGAACTCTTTCAGCATGTTTTGTATTACCATTGGAAGACAGCATGGAAGGAATAATGAAAGCTTCACATGATGCGGCTATGGTTCAAAAATTTGGTGGAGGAACAGGATTCTCTCTTTCAAAGCTTCGACCAAGAGGTGCAAAGATTCAATCTACACATGGTATTGCGTGTGGTCCTATTGAGGTACTAAAGACACTATCTAGAGTTTCATCTATGATAACCCAAGGTGGTAAGAGAGATGGTGCTAATATGGCAGTAATGTCTATATACCACCCAGATATTCTAGAGTTTATAAAATGTAAATCTACAGAAGGTGATATCCACAATTTTAATATTTCTGTAGGTGTCGATTCTAATTTTATGCAACTTGTTAAAAATGACATGCAGTATAATTTAATCAACCCACACGATAACTCTATAGCAGGTAGCTTATCGGCCAGAGAAGTATTCAGTAAAATTGTAGAGGGGGCATGGAAAAATGGTGAACCCGGTATGATTTTCTTAGACCAAGTAAACAAAGACAATCACGTAAAGGAACAATATGGTGACATGATTGCTACTAATCCTTGTGGAGAACAACCACTACTAGGGAATGAGTCCTGTAATCTTGGTTCTATAAACTTAGCAAAATTTTACCAAAGGTCAGATGGACCTACTCATAGTTGGGAAGAGAAAATAGATTGGGCTCGGTTAGAGTGGGTAATAAAGAAAGCGGTGCACTTTTTAGATAACGTTATAGATGCGAACAAATATGCAACTCCTGAGATTGAGCAGATGACTAAAGCTACAAGAAAAATAGGTTTGGGTGTTATGGGTTTTGCTGATTTATTAATACAAATGCACATACCATATGGTTCTAAATTAGCACAAGAAGTTGGTGGTGCAATTATGAAAAAGATGCGTGATATAGCTGATGAAGAATCAAAAGAATTAGCAGCTAAACGTGGGGTATTTCCAGCGTGGGACAACAGTAATTATAATGTTCCTTTTAATGATGAAGCGAGCCAAAGGTTTAGAAACCATTGTAGATTAACAGTTGCTCCAACAGGAACTATATCAATGATAGCCGATACATCTAGTGGGATTGAACCTACATTTGCATTGGCTTGGAAAAAACAAAACATATTAGAAGGTAAAACTTTGAATTATGTAAACAAGTATTTTGAAGCAGATGCTAAAAAACATGGATTCTATTCAGAAGATTTGATGGATTACTTGGCAGAGGGTGGTTCTTTAGCCACTGCTCCACAGGTACCGGATTGGGCTAAGGCAGTTTATGCTACTGCTCCAGAAATTTCACCAGAAGACCATGTTCTTATGCAAGCTGCTTTTCAGAAACATTGCGATTCAGGTATATCTAAAACAATCAATTTCCCAAATGAAGCTACAATAGAAGATGTAGAAAACACATATATGTTAGCTTGGCAAAATGGTTGTAAGGGAATAACTGTATATAGAGCGGGCTCAAGAGAAAAAGAAGTTTTGGTAAAAGGTAACAAAAAAGAATCTGAACAGTTACAACTTGATGGTTTTGAACTAGAAGAACAGGTAATATCCGAAGCTGAAAACTATGATTGTTGTAACAACCCAAACATAGTATTTGAGTCTGGGTGTGAGACTTGTAAGTCTTGTGGGTGGAGTGCTTGCAAGATTGCGTAAGTAAATACGAAAAATCTAGTATAATATAAATAGAAAAGATTTTAGGAGAGAAAAATGGTAAACGGAGAAATAGGAAATATGTTATCTGACTCCGGTCAGCAGTATGTAGCTGTCAAAGATGATAAGAATACATGGAGAATACTAGACACTTGGCACGCAGACTTAAAGATGTTAAGTGCTGATGATGATATTCCGGATGACAGTGCCGCAGTGATTGCATTATCTGAAGGACAATTTATCGCCTTAGTAAAGGAAGCTGCTAGTCTAGGCGTTTTGGAGAATGCAAATTTTGGTTCTGATATAGACACAAGTGAGTTAGAATACGAAATAGAAACAAAAGCTAAAAAAATTCAACAGTTAGAGGAAAAATTAAGTAACCTAACGAAAGAAAAAAATGTTGTTGAAAGAGCTGCTTCCCGTTCAGAAGAGTTTGAACTGAAAGAAAAAGCTATGGATAACATACTAAAGTTAGTATCAATGCAAGATATGACTAAATTAAGCAGGGATTAATAATGAAATTATCTGAATATCTACCTCAAGTCCCCCACATGCAACAGCAGATGGCGGATTTAAATAAACAAATTAGTTTATTGGATGTTATGAAATCTCAAGGGGATACTGGTAGAGCTCCAACAGTAGGTCTGGACCAGATTGTCAATACTTGGGTAAGACATCAAATGGCATATCGCCAACAATTAATACAAGACCTCCAGACGGTGGCTTATTCTGTCGAAGAGATTAGAGGTCCTGTTTCCCATATTACTGGGGAGGTATTTAGAAGAGGAATTACAATTGTTCCTAAATCAGATAACCCTGACAAAGAGCAAAAATTAAGATTGCAAAAGTGGCTACAAGACTGTAATGTGTTTGACCAAAGCATGGAAGAGGTCTTAAGGCAGTTTCACTTTGATGTTAATACTTTAGATGATGGGTTTCTATATCTAGCCAAAGAATATAAAGATAATGGAGATGGGTCTGTTTCCTCTAGGTTGCAAGAAATCAGAAGATTGAATCCAGCTTTAGTTGAGTTTGACTTAGATTCAGCTGGTCTTCCAAAGAACTCTCACTATCTTTGCCCAATCCACAGAGAAATGATACAAGAAGAAAGTGGGACTTGTTCTAAAGAAGATTGTAATGTAAAACTGTCACCAGCAATGTATAAGTATTATCACAGAAGTGCTCATCTATATTTTTCTGATGAAGAAATTATACATCTTTCAAAATTCTCACCATCTGAAACATATGGATGGTCACCAATACTTACTATATTTGAAAAGGCTTTGACCTTAGTAGGTATGGATAAAAACTTATATAGATATTTCTTTGAAAGAAAAATGCCTGCGAGTATGTTAATGGTAACTACTGATGACCCAGAGTCATTACGTAGAGAAAGAGAACACATTGCGGCTCAAACAAGAATGGACCCTAACTACATACCTATGGTTGCAGTCTCTGCTAGAAACCAAAGAGGTAGAGTGGACCTTGTAAGACTTTTCCATAGTCTAAATGAAATGGAATATTTACCTATTAGAGATGAAATCCGGGAACGTGTCTCAGCTATGTGGGGTGTTACTCCAGCATGGCAGGGGGCTCCTGATGCATTTGGTGGCCTATCACAACAAACGCAACAACTAGTAGTGATGAGTCGTGTGGTTGAGAGTGACCAAAGATTATTACATGAGAAAGTATTCCCACAATTACTAGATGCCTTTGGCATTACTGATTATACAGTAGTGCTACCTCAACCAGAGGAAAAGGCTGAAAATACTAGGATTGCTCATGCACAACAAAAGATACAAATAGTAAATCAATTTGCACAATTAGGGTTTGATATAAAACTAAAAGAACAAAATGTAGATGTTTTTGAAGCTGACTTTATTGTAAGTGGAGAACCAGTTCCTACTGCTAAGATGCAAGCAGAACAAGCTGCTATGCAACTTGAACAACAACAGCAACAAATGCAATTACAAGAAGAGCAGATGCGTCAACAACAAGAACTGGAAGCTCAACAGCAAGAAGTATTAGAAGATGGTGAAGAAGCTCCAGAAGGTGGAGAGGGTGAACCTATTCAAGCTATGCTGAAAGCTTATAAACCTCCATCACAAAGAAAATTCAAAGGTAGAACCGGTGGAGTAACTCCAGATTGGAGTGACAAATCCCCAGATGAAGAAAGAGATATTGATGAATACGCTGAAGCTAGAGCTAGGAAGAATGAGCTAACACTATCTAAATCTTGGGTAGAGTCTTTGAACGAAAAAGGTTTCTCTAGTCCAGTCATAAAAGAACTAAATGCTGACCTAACCAAGATGTGGTTTTCGGAAAACAATGTAGATTATGTTGCAGACTTAAGTGCTAATGGCGTAACTACTGTTGAGAAGGCTGTATTTCCAGACCCGACTCAATTTCCTAAAAGAGGAGCAAAAGGTAAAACTAAAACAGCAACTGAACCAACGGACATTGATTTAGAAAATGAGTAATATTAAAAAAGAAGAACACAATCATACAGAAATTCATGATGTTTACAAGGTTGATTTAAACTTACCTGTAGGTAAACAAAAAATACTAAAAGCTGAAGACGATTACGATAGGGGCTTATTAGTAAAGTTATTAAAAGATGGTGGTTATGAGGTGGCTTATTGGTTGAAAAAACCAGAAGTTTATCCAATAGAAATTTTAATAGATGGAGAATCTGTATCTAAAGATGCAAAAGTAGTTTCATTTAGATTTCACCCAGAACTAGAAAAGTCCGAAACTCTTCACAAAGAAAATGGCGGTGGCGGAAATGGCGGTGGCGGAAATGGTAGCGGTGGAGATGGCGGGGGTTTTGGTGGAACCGTGGCGGTTTCTACAGACTCTGGCTTTTTTACCCCAACCTATGGTGGTAGAATCAAACGTAAAAAATCTAAAAAGAAAAAACGAACTGGTATCCATCGGTTAGCAGATTTTGTAAACAACTTTTCTCCACAAAGAAAAATGATAAAAAAAAGTACGGACTTTACTTTAGATTTAGTTGATTGGGTAAGTGAAGAATTAAGAAAAGATGATATCAAATTTAGACAGCAAACTAGTTCTGAAGATATAAACCCCCAAACAAAGATAACTGATGACCAAAAAAATCCTGTAGAGTTTGATGGTGAACCGGATAAAAATGCTGCTACAGAGCAAAAAGATATGGAGCAGAAAATTCGTAATCTAGATGATGACAATGATATAAAGGACAACAAACCAGACGAAAAAGGTGATGCAGGTCAGACTGCTCCGGCAGGTTTAAATGTACAGCTTCAATATGGTTCTGGTCCCGAGAAAGGTCCTCTTGTTACAGGCGGCTCCAAAGATAAAGAAGGTGGGATTGTTGAAGAACTTGATGAAACCACTGAAGAAATTCCTTTTGAAAAAGTAATAGGGAAGGACTTATACAAAAGATTATTAGGTGACTAGGTTGCACAACACATCAAAATATGATAGTGTAGTATTATGCCCTAAATGTAAGGGTCAAATGTATATAAATAAAGATAAGGATTTACAGTGCATAATTTGTGCAAAGATACTAGTTACGGAGATACAGTTTAGTTATGATACCCGAGCAGGCAAAATCAGAGATAATAAAAAGAAGAGCAATTGGGGCTACGTGGACCAAGATAGTAGAGTGGCTGGAACAGGAATATGGGATTCAGGTTCACAGAACAACCATTCAAAAGTGGTTCGACAAAAATCATTGGGAACTGGAAGACGAACTCTTAGTAAACGAAGAAGGCACTGAGAATCGAATTAAGTTAGATAAGAAGCTTGCTAGTTATAAAGGTGAAGCAGATTATTACAAAAAACTTTACAACGGACTTCTAAAAGATACCATAAAGCAAGAAGTTATTATTGACACTATTCAAGACTATACTAAAGGTTTCCCAGCTGTACCCCTAAAACATATCGAAAAAACTGATAAGACTCCATTTGGACATCAACCACAAATTATGGTTACCCCATTATCTGACACCCATATAGGTGAGCATGTATTTAAAGAGCAAATGCGGGGTTTGAACGAATATAACTTTGACATATTTAATAAACGTATGTATGGGTGGGCTAACCAAATAATAAAACATGCATCTTACAGAAGGCAGATAGCTCCAGTAGATGAGCTAATCGTTCCTATGTTAGGTGATATGATTAGTGGTGACATACATGAAGAGTTAGCTAGGTCTAATATGGCTAACTGTATGGAGCAAATGATTAGAGGAGCTAGTATTATTGGGCAAGCTCTAATGTATTTAGCCCCACACTTTACAAAAATCAAAGTCCCATGTGTAGTTGGTAATCATGGTAGGATGACTAGAAAACCTCCTATGAAAGATAAGTATATGGATTGGGATTATATGCTTTATCAATGGGTTGCAACTTTTTGTCAGAAACAAGAAAACATAGAGTTCCATATTCCTAAAAGTTTTATTACGACATTTAAAATACATGACAAAGTAGTTCTTATTACACATGGAGATTGTATATCAGGTGCTGGTAGTAGTGGTGCTATCCTCAATTCTATAACTAAATTACGAAGTGTTTTTCAATTTAGGAAAACTTTACAACGTGAAATAGAGGGTGCTATGGATGAAGACTTAGAGCAAGAGTTTGATAGTGTAATGATTGGGCACTTCCATAGGATTGATGAGCTAGACATAGGTACAGGAGAGTTACACATATGTGGAACCATGAAAGGTCCTGATGAGTTTGCTCTTCAACGACTACAAGCAGCTACTAAACCTAAGCAGTTAGTTACTTATTGGCACCCACGTTATGGATATATAGGTAGAGATGTTATTTATTTGAATAGGTATGATGACAGTAAACGAAAGTTTATAGACAAGATTCCAGAAAAGTGGAGAGACTTATCAGAATAAACTAGTATAATAGTTTATGCCTAGACAAAGACAATCGAATACCAAAACGCCAAAGAACTTAGAAGAACTTTCTGAAGTTTATATACAAGGGATGGCTGAAGACTTTATTTCTGAATGTGAAAAACTACTTCCCAATAGCGTACAGACATTAGCAGATGAGGTTGTAATAACTACTGATTCTAATAGTTTTACTGTAAATTTTGGTAAAACGTTTGACCCAATACTTCTTCCATCAAAATACGCAGGAGAGTCTGTATTTCAAGCACGAGGATTAAGTCCTAATACAGGTGCACCATATGGTTACTCTGCTGATACAAGACAACATACTCGGCGTACAAAACGAGGTATAACTAAAGTAATGGCCCATACTAAATATTATGGTCTGGGATATAAACCAGTAGAAGGAAGGGGTGGCAAGTGGTATACAGCTAGCCCAGAGAACAACTTTGGATTACGTATGGCTCAATTAAAAATACAGCGGAGTTTTGTACAGGATGCTTGGAATAAGGTGTATAGAAAAATACCAAAAGAAATTAGAAACCAGTTGCCTAAAGCAATTCAAATAAAAGAATAGGAGAAAACAATGGATATAAGTAAAGTAACACCAACACAAGAGTATATTATTTCTAGACATTCTAAGATGGTTGGGAAAGTATTAGATTTAGTAGAAGCATCACTCCCAGAAGGGAACCAATGTGATAAATTAAAGAAGCTTGTTCAAGTTCCTTTATACGATTTTCGTAACGAAATGATTCAATTAGACACAAAAGGCCTACCCGATTCCGAATAGTTGCTATAAACATATTATAATTGAGTAGGATTTTTTCATTTCCTCAGTATAATGA